AAAGATACTTGTAGTTAAGAAACCGACCCAATAAGATTTTAATTAAGAGTCGTGTCTTTATTGATTTAAAAACAACTCGGGCGTTGACCCAGATGCGAATGTGAATCATGGAGGACTTAGAATTCGCTCAAAAACGTACTGTGACAAATCCCTCGAGTATAGTTTACGAGAGGAAATTTGATATAGCACTCAGGTCAACGCATAGTATTGTAGCGTTAGACAAAATCAAAAACCATGAACCTAAAACTATAAATGAAAAACTAATCACTAGTCATATTTCCTATTACAATATTGATGTAAATAATCTAGTTATTAATGAGAATGTATATCCTATCTTACTTAATAAGGTCTTGAATCATAATGCCTCTCTACACAAATTTGGTTTTGATAGACTTGTAAATATTATACGAAGTAGTGTTGAAGTACAATCCAAGGCGTTATACAGTAACGTTCAGAGTAATATTAGACCCAAGCTTGACACTTATGTACAAGACGTAGCATCTCATATTAAGCAATCCCCGGTCATAGCAAACCTGACATACGCCTTCAATGTTTGGACAACGATTATTGATACTCTCCCTGCTAAAGATGATACAAAAGTACCGAAGGACGCTAGTGTGGCTGATTTTGAGGATCTAGCTAAATCGTGCCGGTATGAGTGGAGGAAACTGGATGTTACGGTTGCATGGTCTAGACAAAGTCTGCTCCTAAGGATAGATACGACATGGTACCTTCTTCCCAGACCCTATGCGCTCCTCATTCACAACAAAATCAGTGATCTAATATCGGTATTGATCATGGCAGCCTCTTCCCCTGATTCGATTTATGGGACTCCAGCTCTGCAAACAACCATCACATTTGTCAAAGAACTCATGAATCTGGCATTACAGTACAAGCAGAAGTTCTTCTCAATCAGCAAAGTTTTAGAAGCACTGGTAATAGGGGAGACATTAAGACGAGTAGAGGGAAGAGGGAATACGGTGTTTCTTAATACGGTAGCCGCAGCTTTAGAAGAAGAACCGGGGTTTCGATACTTCGGTAGCAGACTTGAGGACATCCTCACAGGAACAAGTATCTCTATGATGCACGAACTAAGCTGTCTGTCGAAAATAATGGGACATCCATTTTGTGACATGCAGGCAACTGCGGAAGATCTCCAACAGAAGACTAATGAAATCAGAGAGGTCAACATAGCTATGGTATCAGATGCCGTCAGGAATGCAAAACAGGATTTTATCTCGATATACATCAGGAAGAAAAATGTATGGCCCCCAGTAACTCTTCTTGATCAAGCTCCAGAGGTTATCAGACAGGCTGTCCAAAAGAATGTTGACCCTAAAAGTGCACATCACCAGGCTCGGTATGGGGTGTTGAGATTAGCACATTGGGACCATGTGGTCTTAAATAAGATTGAAGAATTCGATCGATTGGAAAATTTCATCCCTTACGTCAAAGATAGAACTGTATCATTGCTCAAAAGTCAAGTTCTACAATTGTATTTCGGAGAAGAAGGAGAAGAAAAACCAAAAATTGACTGGAGAGAGACTAGAGCATTATTGGCATATCTGCTGTTGCCACATCACAAGACTGATCATCTCTCGTACCTCGAATTGTATGCAGATGAAGACTGGGAAGCGATGGCTGATCTGCTCTTAATCAGATTAGTTCCCAAAGAGAAAGAACACAAGGTGAAGGCAAGATGTTTCGGATGTAAACCAGCAAAAGAGAGGGCAAGAACCATAGTCCTAGGACACAATGCATCCAAATTTCTACATAAGTACTCAGACTCAGAAGCTATGACGTTATCTGAACTGACTCTGACAAAGAAATTGTACTCGTTCAGAAACATGTATAAGGCTTACAAAAATTATGAACAAATTATTATATGTTTGGATGCTTCCGGATGGAATTCTAGACTTCGAAACGCCGCTTTAGAACCTATAGCCGGACAAGTCTTGGATGGAGTATTCGGAACCACAATGTTTGCACAGTTCCACAGGACCTATAGCCACATGTTTTTCTACTTGCCTGACGTAGATGAGGTCTACCACTGGGAAGGACAGGCAGGAGGGATAGAGGGTCTTGATCAGTACATCTGGGTCCACTCGTACATAGCTCATCTCAAAACCGTTTTAGGTAGGTTTGGGTATCCTTACCAGCTACTTGTCAAAGGTGATGACGCCCGAGTGGTGATATTAGTTCCTCCCCAAATATTGGATAACAGGAGTCTAGACGACGTGCGAACAGAGTTGGTCACAGAATTAACAGAAGGCTGTGCTGAATTCGGACATCTTATGAAAGTAGAAGACAGCTACGGATCACAGACTTACTGCGCTTTCTCCAAAAACGCATTTATAAGGAACATTGAGCAACCCCAAAGCTTCAGAAAATGTCAAAAATCATATGGGGCAAATAATGCCTTCATGAATACCATTGATGATTATGTCGCCAGTTCGTTTAGTAATGCACACAGCACTAGTAAGACTGCTCCATCGCCTTTCCCGTGTTTCTTTTTAGCTTTATGGTGGATGATGGTGGCGTTATTGAGAGATGTCAGGTACAAATCATTATCCGACTACGAATTGATAGCTTTGACACTACTTCCTAACATGTTAGGAGGTTTCCCTATCGTGTACTTACACAACTTCTTCCAAAGAGCAGAGTCGGATTTGTTGGCTTCATTCTGTGAGATCATGATCATCGTCAATCGAGTGGATCCGAGTTTGGCCGAAGTACTTAGAAATTGTTGGTCGCAGAAGAGGCTTGATCCTCAGGAAAACGTCGAAGTGTTATGTATGGATCCGTATTCACTTCCCTTTTACAAACCGCCAAGTGCTCAGAGTGTGCTAAGGAGACATCTTAGAGATACTATATCCAAATTAAGTCGCAATCAAATGATTAAGGATCTTTTCGCGACTAGGAAATCAGATTTCCATGACATCCTCGTAGAAATCCTTGGAACTTGCAACATATACAATCCGAAAGTCATGTGTGGTATACACAGTTGTTCTCCTGAGGGCATCATTATGGAGCTACTGACCAAGTTTGAGTCAGGGAAAAGTGCGCTAGATGCTATCATCCTCCGAAAGGACCATAGGAAAGGAATCAGAGTCCTACGCGCAGCCAAGAAAGCAGATGATGACTTGCATAAGTTCAGAACGCTCATGATTAAGGGTAGAGTGAAAGGTAGTGAAGACGTGTGGATAACTCATGTCGAATGCGGAGCCGAGGCTGCACAACGCTTAAGAACAACATTATGGGGTAGGCCTATTGAAGGTGTAACGCAAGCGCCCGTCTATCACACTGTCACCATAGGAGATCTGGAATACCACCTCTCTAACAGAGATGCTGATAGGACCCACTTCGAAGCCCAAGTCTCTATGCCCGAACATTCTCAAACCAGGGACGGAAAAATATTTAGTGAAGGTCCTTTCGAAGCTTTCCTCGGCAACTCGACAGGTAAAGGACTGTCTCATCCGGAAGTTAAAATAATGTCGGAAAACATTTTTGCTCTCAAGATTGCCAAATTGCTGGATCTTTACAAGTGGTGTCAGCCAACAGAAGCAAGGCCTGAAGGTTATGTATCTATTGCTGAACTTTGTGCTCAAATGATCTTAAGATATACGGGACGGAAAATCAAAGACTTTTTACCTTTTGCGGCTGAAAGACCTGTAGGGAGAACAATGCATCATCACCTGCGCGCAAATCAATTTAGGCCCAGTATTATCCCTAACACATTACAGAATGTCTACACTTGGATCAGAGTGGATATGTTGTCACATCTAGATCTTGCCGCCAGCAACCGACATTTCAAATTCAACTATCATGAGATCAGATGCTGGATAGTCAGTTGTTTAGTCAGCAGAGTGTGGGCAGGAGATCGTCCGATACCAAACAAGACATACTGGGCGGTGACAACAACTTGTCAAACCTGTAGTGCTCCTCTCGAAGAACGATCTATATGGTGCAGACAAAGGATTCTCCCTCATGCTGAGCTCATGGAACAGTTTGAAGACGCTAGAAGTTCTATCCGTGAAATATTGGAAGAGGTGGATGAGTTTGCTCCTGAAACCTATACGGTAGACAACCCCGATGATGAGAGGATTACACCCGAACAAGCAGCAAGCGCCATTTGCCAATACCTCATGGATGAGGAATGGACAGCAAGGAGGATGTTGGAAGACACTACAACCGGTCATGCAGTTACTATGGAGGGACACGACACTTTAAGGGCCTGGTATGGGGTGTCCTCAAGATCTATTGTCTCATTTGAAGATCTTCGCAATGTCCCTATGAGGACCATATTCACTTCGATATTTCCCCTCATAGTATCTGACATTTTAAGTAGATTTCCTCAAGTAACAGTGGCCAATGTCGGAGCTTTGCTTACGGCTGTACCAGCTACCATGCTCCCATGGACAGTCATTCTCCACCAATTGAGTAAAATTCACAGAGTCAGAGAACTCCAGCTGTATGCAAGCAATCAGCTCAGAGAGGCAGCCGAGATTTACGACAACTATGCCTCGTATTCTGCCAGATTAGGTGCTCAATGTTACCGATTATGGACCAGACGAGACATCGGTAGAACGGAAATTACAGTCCTGTCCAACAAACCCGATGCCCAGATCAGGGTAGCTATTAAGAAAAGACTCAAGAGCTGGAGAAGATCCGTCTTCTTTAAGCACTTCAACCCATTTAACGCTGATTATGCTACCCAAGAGGCCAGGGACAGAGCTACATGTCAACTCTTGTGCGGATTAGCAAGATACTACTTGTTCAATCCTGATTATGAAATCAACCGAGGAGTCCATGGAGAGATAATTGACACACCTGTAAATCTTTTCAACACAGATCAGAACCTGGATGTAGGGACAGCTCTTCTGGAGTTACTCGACCGAGACAACAAATTTGCATCAATAATCAAAAATAAGTTTGACAAACTTCCAATGCAAGAGGTATATAACCTAATTCAAGAGGACGACGGGGAGATATATGAGATGTTAGATCATGAGGATGAAGAAGTCAGACAAGGTCTCGAGAGATATCATATAGTTCTAAGAAGGATGGACATCATTACGTGTAAAGAAAAAGTACGACAGTTTGAAGCTCGAGAAGAAAGAGTTCGTGGAATGAACCAAGTCTTAGATCATCTACTTCCGGATTGGGACTGGGCAGTTCAGGGTAACTACTTGATGATTAGACCTTTCGATGTAAGGAATACAAGACGTGAAATATCCTTGGCATCAAAACAAGAACTGTTAGACTTGTCAGAAAGAGCGTTAATATATGATCGGATAGCCTCTCCTTTATGGCTGTCTCGTCCTGCAGGTGCCTTCAATATCTCTATGAGCAGGTACATGTACATCTTTGATCAAATTAGGATGTATGGATTCGGCACGCATAGGTTCTGTGTTGCGTTCGGTGATGGGTTAGGAGGTGCCACTAGAGTAGTCGGAAGCATGTGCAGAAACAGTAGGATTTTATTTGTGACCTCGCCTACGTCGAGCGGCGAATGCCCTATTCCGGCACATGTGGAGACTCAAGGGAGAGGAAATCAAGTCATCACAACCCCGATCAGAACAGGAAGATGGGATCTACAAGAGGTGTCGAATTTCAAAACCTATGAAGAGGATTATGAATTTCTAGTGGACGTGTGCATTTGCGATGCTGAGGTCGTAGGAGCCCCAGATGTACGCCGAAAATCGTACGAGAAAATTTGGAAAAATGTGACAGTCTATTTCTTTCGGAACAGCAAAGAGAACAGCATCTTGATCATTAAGGTATACCTATACTACTGGGACTTGCTGCTGCGCTTGATAGCATTTGTGAGACCATGGTCAAGAAGACTTATACTTATCCAATCTCGAGGATCCGGTTGGAATCAGGAGATCTTCTTGGTGCTCAGCAAAGGCGAGCCTTTCAATCCCGAGTATGAGGTGATCCTGCAAAATTACCCAACGGAAGTCCGTACACGGTCATATGTAACCTTCTGGGCTGACTATTTTAGACGATGCCAAGAGCAAAATAGGAGTCCAGACACTTTAGAACTAAACCCTCGATACTCCAAATTTGTCAATGATATGACATGGATGTTACCATCATACGGATGGAATCAACTGATGCATATTGTTAGATGTTCTGAGACCCATAGCCGACTCAGACCTCGGAGAAACGAATCTAGGACTAATTGTGCTGCTAGATGTGTTGACTTCCTAGAAGCTCTAGCACGACCGTTTATAGCGACTCTAACACAAGCAGCATCTCATGACATGTCACGATATGCAGGACTATATGCTAACACACTGACACACAAGCTAGAGATACTCTACAAGTTAGCAATCGTACAAGCAATGATCTTTATCTTTAACATAATAGGAGCTGAAATCCGAGTAGTGTCTAAAGATAGGATCCAAGAGTGGTACAGTCGCTTTATAGTTCCTTACCAGCAACTGCACAGAGACTTGAGGCGCCCTTTGGGTGAGCATTTTGCTAATCGAGTCTTAGTCTTTGATAGATATAACATCTACCATGCTTGGACACAAGGGGTTCGATGGGGCCTGGCAGCCGCTTGTTGGTCGTTATATGTAGAGAGACCGGAAGACGACTAGGAAAGTCAGTATAGGAATCTTGAAACTGTGTAGATAATTGTAAATATACTTATTGGATTAAAACTAACAACAAACAATTGATCACACAACATTAATAAGGAGATAAACCATTTTTAAACCAATGTCTAAGGAGAGATAACTTTTAAAGTAATAGGTAAATTATGTAATTTATATGAATACAATTTAATGATATCTTATTAGGTTAGTTCTTACTACTATAGTTGCTGTATT